AGCTCTTTAGTTTGCATGTCCCTAATAATAGAATCCATATATGCTGTGCGCTTTTCAACGCCGTATGGATCCTGAGAGTATGCTTTAATATCAAAAGACCGGTCTGCAATACCATTAACAACAATATCTACAAATTTAGATAAGATAGGTACCGGCTTCCAGTCAAGGTTGAGGTAAGATAAATCGCCATTAATAGATAATTCATCTTTATATTTTTGTATAGGTTGCTCACCACGTGCGTATAAACGCAAACTATGGAAGCTGTCTTGATTACTTCTAAATCTTACACTCCCCTGGTTGCCGTCGAACCATTCGTTTTGAATGGCGCGCCCAACTTGCAAGCCGTACTCCGGCGACATTTTTTCTTGGTCGCTAGCTACCTGGCTGGGGAAAAAGTTACTTACAACTGCGTTAGCCATATTGTTATTTTATTATTTTTGAAGTATAACCGTCTTGACTGAACCTTGCAATCTTTAGGTTTAATTTTGTTTTCTGTTGTTCGCCGATTGGTTTGTACAAATCTTTGTGGCAAGCCATAATAGCAAGACCTGAGCTAATAGAAGCATCATATTTTGTTCTATTGTTCATATCAAACTTGGACCAATCGTTTAGTGTATCGTTAAAATACATTGTACCGTATTCACCTTCGGTTATTACGCCTACATGGTTTTCGATGTACATTTCAATAGCAGCTGCGTGGGCTTGCTTCATGTCCATACTAGAGTTAGGTATTCCACCTATTTCCTTCTCAGTTATGGAAAGCTTGTTCCATAATCTGTCAGGTCGGTTCATCGAATAACCCCGGTAACCTCTTCTCTTAAAGTGGTACAATAACCTTGGTTTGTTATTCTCGGCGAGTATTGGCATTCCGTAAAAGACACAAGCCATAAGCACGTCTTCGAAAAATATCTCTGCTGTTTGAGGCCTAGCAATGTATTCTAAAAAGAATGTACTAGGTGGTGCATCTTCCATTGTGAATTTAGTTAATCCATGCAATGCACCTTTAGAACCCCTGCCGTCAGTCGTTCCTGAAATATCGTAGCTATCACACCCGAAAGCACCAACGTGTTCGTTGCCTGGGTATTTGATACCGTTTTTAACTGTATACTTATTTTGCAGGTTTAAACCAGGTACCCAAGACACATTAAAGCGGCCCGAAGGGTTTGGCATAAACACTACTTTAGTATCCTTAACTCCGTTTTCCCACTGAAAACTCCCACGCGTTACAGTATTAGTATTACGCAAGTCTGCATTATAATCAACCTGTTCGTAGATTTTTGCTAAGTTAAAAATACTATTTTTGCTTTCATCACGGAAAGCATGGTCCGTGGTACGTGGAAATTGGCGGTAGTATTCGTTTAAAGCATCTTGGTCTTGTTTAAGACCTTCAACTTCGTTTTTCCAATAATCTATAACACCAACCTCGATGCTATCGCCATGCGGGTCTATAGTTTTTTCTTCAGGTGTATTAAATACTGGCTGCCCGTACTCATCAATAAATCCTTCATAGTTCCACTCCATTGGTATAAAGAGTGAGTACAATCCCGATTTTGTTTGGCCGTTATTGTTTCGTTTGGTTACATCTGAATCTAAATACAACTTCTTAAAGTTGTTACCGCCTTTGTCTAAAGAGTTTGATGTGCTACCCATTAAACACTTACCAATGATGCGAGAACCAAGACGTAAACACGTTTTAGTTACCCGCCAGTTGTTTAGTATGTTATCTGGCTTTTCCCACTTGCCACTTTCATCATGCACAAGCAGCTTAAGCTTTTCACCATCATAAGAGTTGTCTCCTGTATTTTTCCAGTCAATCGTTGTATCAAGACCCTCAAGTTGTATTCTTTCTTCTTGCGATTGTATTGACTTACGTGTTAACTTAGAAGCAGGAACCCTATATGCCAGTTCAGTCTTCGGTCTATCCATACCATCTTGTATAGGTTTGAAGAAAAACGGGTAGTTAAGGGAAATTGGTACAACTTTATCGGTAAACATTTTTTTAGCGTCACTACCGGACTTTGATAAAATACCGAATCTTGCATCACTCGAGATAGTTGCTTGGTTGACAGTTTCACCTGATGCCATAAATGAGAATCCACTCCGTCTGTTCTTAAGGTAGCACATTCCGTAACATCTTGTGTCAATCTTACAGGCTTCCCAAAATATAAAGAAGAGTCTATTTGCTTCTCTGTAGTCGGGATTACCAACATCGATCTTACTCCACTGCAAGTACATGTAATGAGTGCCAGTAATATAAGTAGGCACCCCTTTATTATAAAACCAATAACCGTTGTCGCGTCGGTTGAATTCTTCATCAATATAGCCCTCCCACTTGTTCTTAAATTCATCTGGGTACGTTTGCCAGTCGAATATACTTTTAATATTTTTAAGCTCCTTAGGGTACTCCTGAACAGCCCACTTGTTTAAACCTTTCTTTAGGTTTTTAGGCTCTGGTGGTAAAGCTATAACAAGGTTTTGCACCTCTATGATTTCACCTATTTCACCGGTTTTGCTTAATACAATAATATCGTGCTCCTTATTGTAGCCGTGTTTCCACTTTTTGCCTTTATTGTATCTATGTATTGTAGTAAGCTTTATAGGCTCTACAGTTTTGACTAAGTTTTGCTCGTACATTACTTAGAACGTCTTTCAGCAAACCCTTTAAAAGCTTCTTTTTTTTCTTCCGCTGGTTTGTTTTGTAGTATACGTTCTTCTTCTTGTATACGATTTAATATTTCAAACGCGTCGAATATCGCTAGCTTCTTAGTAGCAGCAGCGTTTTTTAATCGGTCTGCAGATACATCATCTTCTGTATTAGTAATGATTTTCTCTTGCGCGACTTTAATAAGTTCATCAACAGCTCTGTGACCAGCTAGGATTATACTCTTTTTCGTCTCCTTGATACTCATATTCGATTGTAATTTGATTGGCGGGTATACGATACAATCGTTCACCCTCTATATTAAATTCGTATTCCATACCCGGTTTAAACCCTACAAGCGCCCCCTTTTTAAATCCTTCACTAGCGTATTTTATGATACCTATCGCAGGTTGCTCGTTACGCATATCAAAAGTTTCTTTTGCTACTATAGGCTTAACGAAACAATAGCCATCTAGTGCTTGCCACTCCGTGTTTCTTTTGTAAGCATAAATCTGATCGGGTTGCACAAAGAATGCATTTTCCCTATAATATGCCTTAGAGTTTTTTTCCTTACCTCTAATGTCGCGAAAGCGTCTAAATACGTTATGGTGAACGATTACTTCGTCACCAATTTTTATTTCTGAATCAATTGCTAAAGGCGTGTTTGTTACAACACCTAGTCTGCTAGTATAATGGTGGTTTTGCACCTCTGTGTTTAATAGCAACTCTTTACCGTCTATATTTTTTTTCGATGTAGATCTACCGTGTTTTGGTGCCACGATAAAGTTAAATATGCTTTGCATCACCAATTAAGATCGTATTCTACGGATACCGCCATGTTCTTGTTAAAGTCTTTCCACGGCATTACATTATCAGCTTTTTGAATATAGATGGAGTACTTTGCTTCCTCTTCTATAATATTAACTATAGTATGGCCGCCATACACTTCCTGCCCAACAGAATAGTGCATGGCGTCATTCTTATAGTCTTTTCCTACACTAATCTTCCTTATTATCTGCATCTTCAGAAATAGTTCCGTCAACTAAGCTAACGCTTACTTTGCCGTAAGATTTTTCTAAATCAGCTTGGAATTCATTTAGCATTTCTTTAATTTGGGCTACTTGGTTTAGTATTTCCATTTTTTGTGCTTCCAATCCACCAATGTTCAATTGAGCTTGGTTCATTCCTTGCACAAAGCCTTGAAGCTTTTCAAGTTCTTCAGCTGTGATCTTTTCTACTTTTGCGTCTTCCACTTTTTCCATTTTTTTTGGTTTAATATAATTGAATTATTGTTATGTTTATTATCACGCGTTATTCACTCATTACAAGTCGGTTATGCAGCAATAGGACCTAAACTATTTGAGGTTACGTTTATTGCTCCATAAGAATTAGTAGCAGTAACAATACAAACTATTGTTTTACCAATGTCCGCCGATACCAGCGTATAAGCGTTTGCTGTTGCTCCAGATATTGCTACAGAATCTCTCAGCCACTGATAAGTGTGCGTAATCGTAGCTCCCGAAGAATAAGTACCGTTGGTTGACGATAAGTTATTCCCGACGCTTGTTGTGCCGCTAATTGCGGGGGGTGTTAATGTAAACGGAGCGCCTAGGTTAGAAGCACTGTTCCAGTCTACATATGTACCTAAACCGATGCTCATGCTACTTGACCGCTACGATATCCGCTGCTGTTGTTGCTGCTCTAACGTAGTCTACAATAGCTGGCAAAAACGAACCCGCCGGTACGTTCTTAAAAATAATTACTTTACTGCCCGTGTTTTCTACGTTTTTCATAATTACGTGCACATCCCCACCAGTACCAACATAAAGTGCTACGCCGTTTAAAAACGTTGTGTCACTTTTAGTAACTGTAGATGCAATAGTTGCGAAGTCTGGTTGTTGGTTAAATTGTCCCATTATATATATTTATTTCTTATTAGCATTTCCATCTGCGACGAGCCGCACAGATGCGTTTGTCCGGTGTTTTAGAACAGTTAATATTGTGCATTTGCATCTGCCCTCTTGACCGAGCACAGTATGATGTGCGGCGCTTACCGCCTCCGGGTTGAGGTGCCTTTAGGTTACCGCCCGTTTCTCTTTTGTAAGCCTTACGGCCAGCCTCTGTCATCCCAGCACCTTCTTTAGCGCTTAGGAAGTGACGGCCTTTTCCTTTTGTTGTTTTCTTCAGCTTCGTGAACGGGCTGTTTTGTTGTAC